ACTTCGATGCTATGTGCCGTAAGACTGTATACCGCAAGCTCATCGGCAAGTGGGGCGTTATGTCTATCGATTATCAGAACAGAGCCGAAGCATTTGAACTTGCAGAACAGATGACCGAAGAGCATAACCTTACACCAACAGAACCTAACTTCACACCTACAGAAGCCAATTATGTTGATGTAGTCGATATCGACCCGGCAACAGGCGAAGTTAAGGAGGATGCTTGATGAATCAGAAGGATTTGGTTATGGAATATCTCCAAAATCACGAAAGCATCTCACCTATGCAGGCTATTGAATACCTCGGAATAACCAAGCTTTCAACAATTATCAGCCTCCTCATCCGCAAGGATGGGGTGGCAATCAGCAAGAAGCTCTGCAAGGGCATCAACAGATTCGGCAAGCCTACCCGATATATGGAATACAGATTGGAGGACAAGCAGAAATGAGAGAGACCACCAACGAGTGCGTAGACTGCGGACTTCCCTGCAGAGGCAATGCCTGTCCCTACAGGAATGTAACCCGTCTTTACTGCGATAATTGCCACGATGAAACCACACTTTATGAACACGAAGGACAGGAACTCTGTCTTGATTGCATCATTGAAAAGTTGGATTTGAGGGAGGTAAGCATATGAACGCCATCCGATGTCTTTCTAAAGCAGAAAGAGACAGGATTAATGATGTTGCAAAACAAAGAGTCGCAGAGTGGCTTGAAAAGAACGAAGAAGACATCGTGAGGCGAAAACTTAAGGTTGTTTGCATTGCTCTCAATGATGAATTTGGCTTCGGTGGGAAAAGGCTTGCAAGACTTATTTTTACAATTAACAAAATATCCAAAGAATGGGATGACAACCCCGTATTTTGGACACAGGTTGACAAAAGACTTGAGCAGATGGGTCTTCCTTTTCCGAAGGAAGACTACAACAAACTTGAACTATAAACAAGGAGATATACAGATATGAACAACTGTTGTTTTATTGGCAGGCTGACTGCCACACCTGAACTTAAAAAGACCTCGGCAGGAAAGAGCGTTTGCTCTTTCACTCTTGCGATAAGAAGAACCAAAGACATCACCGATTTTCTCGATTTTGTGGCTTGGGAAAACAAGGCTGAATTCATAGCAAAGTTCTTTAAAAAGGGAGAACAAATCGGTTTAACCTCATCCGCTATGAACAGAAACTATGAGGATAAAGACGGCAACAAGAGAAGCAAAGTTGAATTCAAGGTGATAGAGATAACCTTCTGTGGGCAGAAGTCCTCTTCAGATGGGCAGGCATCAAGTTCTCCTGCCGAACCCTCATACACTCCCTCATACGCAACAGCAGATGAAGGCGATTTCAAAGAAATTCCCGAAGATGACTTTCCCTTCTGATAGGAGGCACATATGAGGCATTTAGGAGATATCACGAAGATAAGTGGCTATGATACACCGATGGTCGATGTCATCATCGGTGGTTCTCCTTGCCAAAACTTATCAGTGGCAGGAAACGGAGAGGGTCTTGAAGGAGAAGAGTCTTGCCTGTTTTACGAACAGATACGAATCATTAAGGAGATGAGAGACAAAGATGTGCGAGTTAATGGAAGGTCAGGTGAGTTGGTTCGACCAAGATATATGGTGTGGGAAAACGTCTGCGGAGCTTTCTCATCTCCAAAAGGAAACAAAGGCGAAGACTTCAGGGTTGTCCTCGAAGAAACAGCCAAAATCGCAGACCCTACAGTTTCAGTTCCTCGACCTGCGAAAGGAAAATGGACAAAAGCAGGATGCATTATGGGTGACGGATGGAGCATCGCTTGGAGAGTTTTCGATGCTCAATATTGGGGAGTCCCCCAACGAAGAAAACGCATCGCACTTGTTGCAGATTTTGGAGGACAATCCGCACCCGAAATATTATTTATCCGCAACCGCCTGCAAGGGAATCATAACGAGAGCCGAGAGACGAGGAAAGACTCTTCCCCCGATACTCCGAGAAGCTTTGGAGCAAATGATAGCCTTGGAGCAGACCAATACAACGCCATCATCCTCGGAGACAAAGTAAGCACCCTCGGTATCAACTGCGGTATGTCTCATGGCAGACAGTGTGTGCTTGAGCCTGCGTTCTCGGTAGAGAATCATCCCAACGATAGCAGAGTCGGTATCAACGAAGATGGAAAAGTACAAGCTCTGACAGGCAGGATGGGAACAGGAGGCGGTAATGTACCGCTTGTGATGTCCCTCGACAGAGCATCGTTCAACCAAGGCAAGAATGCACAATTTGACATAGGCATTGACGATAAAGGTGTTGCTCATACTGTGGTTGCAAAGGGACCGTCTGCGGTGTGCTATGCAGTTGACCAAGGCGGTGGGAAGTCATCCTGCGGAGTGACGGAAGGCTTCGCTCCGACTCTTGCCTGTACTCACGGAGGAGAACCTGCGGTGGCATATAGCTTCTATCCGCAGATGAAAGCTGAAAGCAACTGTTTCATAGAAGACAAGGCGAACACCATCGTCAACGGGACTTGCCCCGGACATCACAACGGAGTGGTTGTTGCGGTAGATTGCCGAAACGCAACCGAATCTGATACCACAGGAGCTTTGCAGAGTGTAGCTGCCCATTCGCTCAACGGAAACAACGTAGTCCGTATAAGATACATAGTCCGCAGGCTGACACCTCTCGAATGCGAAAGACTCCAAGGCTATCCTGACCTTTGGACAGACATCGGTGAATACATAGATTCAAAAGGCAAAAAATGCAAGTCATCAGATGCAGCTCGGTACAAGGCTCTTGGTAATAGCATCGCTCTCCCTTCTTGGAAATGGGTGCTGAAGAGAATCTCTGCACAGTATGAGAGAGATGCTACGATGGCAAGTCTGTTCAGCGGTATAGGCGGTTTTGATTTGCTTTGGACTCAAATCAATGGGAAGGACAGCGTTCTTTGGGAGGCAGAAATTGAAGATTTTCCTTCTGCTGTAACAAAAAGACATTTCGGTAACGATGATACAGGCGAGAAAGGAGATTTCTATGAAGCAATTCTCGGAAGAAACAAGACACAGGATGTCTGAAAGTGCCAAGAAAAGATGCTCCGACCCCAAATGGTTGGAGTATCAACACGGCAGAGGCACAAAGCTCCCTCTTGATGTGGTCAAAAAGATGTATGAGAACGGTAGCACTCAAGCTGAAATAGCCGAGGCTTTAGGTGTCTCTCAAAAGGTTGTGTGGCGGTTTATGAAAAACAACGGCATCAAAGCGAGAGTTGCCGCCAAAAGAGACCAATACGGCACAAACAACTCTTATTGGAAGGGTGGCATAGTAAAAGACAGTGCAGGATATGTTCTTGTCAAAGCAGACAGACATCCAAGAGCCAAGAAACACGGAGGATATGTGAGAGAGCATATTCTCGTTGCCGAAGAGGTTCTTGGAAGGTCATTGCTTCCTGATGAAGTTGTACACCATATTAACGGCATTAAGGATGACAACAGACCCGAAAATCTCGCTGTAATGACCAAGGCTGACCACAGCTCATACCATATGTCGAAAAATCCGAAAGACTTCCCGATGGCGGTCACGAAGAAACGAATAGGAGAATAACGATGGCAGATGTTAAGTGGATAAAGATAACAACGGATATCTTCGATGACGAGAAGATTATCCTCATCGAGAGTATGCCTGATTGCTATGCCATTATAACTGTGTGGTTCAAGCTTCTCTGCCTTGCAGGTAAACAGAACAACAAGGGTGTATTTATGCTGAATGACAGGATAGCTTACACCGACAAGATGCTTGCCACCATCTTCCGAATGAACGAGGCAACAGTAACGATGGCGATTCAGACCTTTCAGCAATTCGGAATGATAGAAATCATTGACGGAATCATAACAATTCCGAATTGGGACAAGCATCAGAGTCTCGATGCCTATGAGAAGAAAAAAGAGCGAGACCGCCAATATCAAGCCGAGCGAAGAGCAACGCAAAAAGCAATCGCAGAAAAATCGTCTGACAAATCGTCTGACATCGCTGTTACAGAAGAAGAAAGAGAGAAAGAAGGAGAAGAAGATAAAGAATATCATTCATTCATTCATTCTGCGGAAAATGACGAAGAATTTTTGGATAAAGATGAGCGAAGGGAAGCTCTCTTGAGTCAGCAGAGAACGGCTCTTAACGGTCCTCTCGGTGGCGGTGTGGTGTTCTTAAGCGATGAACAGATGGATGACCTGCTCAACAAGCTCTCTCTTGATGAGTTTCATTATTACATAGGAATTGTCAGAGACTGCGAGCTTAAAGGCAAGTCTTATAAGAAGAAAACCCACTACCAAGCCATCCTTGATATGGCTATTAAGGACAGGAAGGTGAAATGATGGAAACTTGTATGTTTTGTAAAATCTGCGACAGAGCAAACAGCAATGAAAAAGGCGAAGTATGGTGCGAGGCTAAAAAAGCCTTCGTGCCTCTCATCTCACCAAAATGCAAGAAGTTTGTTTCTTGGATAGAAAACGGAGGTAAGAATGATGACTGAAACAGAAAAAATCAAAATCACTATTCACCTTGAGGTGGATTCAAAAACAAGTCCCGATGCCGAGATAATCGGCATCAAGGAGGACTTCGCAAACTACTGCGAGAAATTTGGTGATGTCAGAATGGTGGAGGTTGAGGAGGACAGCGAGGAAAAGGCTGAAGCTATTAAGAACGCTATCGCAAAGCAGACACCTGCCAAGGTTAACGAGAGGCTCGATTTTTCCCGATTTCATAGCAGCTATAACTGCCCGAACTGTGGTTGCTATTTCGGAGTAAAGCAATTTATGGACTTGCCCTTTGACTCGCCCGGAAGCGAATCCTACAAGAAGAAAAGCCACTGCTGTAACTGTGGTCAGAAATTAGATTGGAGTGATAAGAAATGAACAAAGGAAAAGCGTTAGCTATCTTTATGCAAATTAACAGCAAAGACTTTACCAACGAGGAAAAAGCAGAAGCAATTTTCCACGTTATGAATATGGCTACTCATATGAGTGTCACAAAGGACTGTATGCTTGAAGTCATTAAGTGGCTTTGGCATCAGATGTACGAATGGAGAGAGGATGATAAGCAGACCAACCACGATAGAATCAAAGTGTTGACTCTCGAAGAACTTGCGGATTTATTGGCAGAAAATAACTGCTGTCAGTTCTGTAAGTTGGATGAATCACAGACCTGCTCAAATACATATTGCAAGCAGGGAATATTACAGTATCTTGAATCGGAGGTAGCGGAGAAATGAATTTAAGGGCAGAAATAACGGTTGACGAACTCTTGAAGGCAATGAAACTTTGTGCCTGCGTTCCTGAATGCTCGTGGTGTGCTTATTATGACCCCAAGAAGCTCCACAAAGACAAGTGTTACGAGAGAAGAAACAGGGATTTTGAATACTATATTTCAAACCTGCAGGACACAAACGAAGCTCTCATCAACGGGCAGGAAACCCTTCAGAGGTATATTAAGGTGATTGAAAGCGGATGCGTATCTGTGGAGAGATACAACGCTATCGTTGAGGCACTTACGAAAGAGTCTCAGGAACGCAGGAAAGATACAATCGCCTGTCTTGAAAAGAGCAACGATGAGCTTCGTTCAGCTCTCAAAAAGAAGGATGACGAGCTGAAGGCGGCAAGGCACTACTACAACGAGTGCCTGAAAGACCTCAAAAAGGCTCACGCAGAGATTAACGAATTGACAGAAAAATTAGAGTGCTTGTTATGTCACGCTACGGGAAGCAAGTTATCAAAAAGCACATATTCCTTGAGAACTATGGAAAGTGCCGTTAATGATGAAGTTCAAGAGTGTTGCGAGGAAGCAAGAGCCGAAGCAATCAAAGAGTTTGCAGAAAGGCTGAAAGAGATATATGCCACACACGATGGCTTGTGGATAACAATCGACAACCTTGTAAAAGAAATGGTGGGTGATGCAAATATTGCAACAACCACGGAAACGGAAGGTGATACGGAATGATGAAAGCTTGGCTCGTCAGAAATAAAGATGAGGCTTGTGCAGCTGTTGTTTTTGCCGAAACAAGAGGACAAGCAAGGTCTTTGGCTTTATCAACCGATGCCTGCGAATATTCAAAGTTCACCGACATTGAGGCACACAGATTGCCACAGGTGGACAGATGCTATAGAGCAGGCAAGAGAGAAATGGATTGGGATAATCCGAAGGACAGAATTGTACTTGTAAGAGAGTGTGGATTCTATTGTGACGATGAGTGGCTCGAATGGGAAGACTGCGATGACTGCTCCGCAAGAGAATACTGCGAGAAATTCAAAGAGAGAATACGGAAATCTTTCGAAGAAAGTGACGGTGAGGATTGGTGAAAATAACAAAAATCACCTACGAAGAAGATAGACTTGAGTTTTTCATAAAAGAAAGAGATAGAGCCGAAAAAAACCACAAGTTAGCTTTGGAACAACTCAAGCCAAGCGACAACTATTTATCAGACGAACACTATATAGCAAGTGGAACAGGTCGGGTATTAAGTTTCTATAACGATATAGTTGAGATGCTTATGAAAGAGCGTAAACGAGCGAATCGCCTTGCGGAAAAGCCTTGCATCTACAAGCACACCTGTGGACACGAACTCTGTACGATGTCTGAATGTCCCGAATATGAACCGAAAACAAAAGGCAAAAAGTGGTTTGAGGAAATGGATGGTGAGAGTTGATGCTTGATGTAGATGAAACCTTTGTTGCTTATGAGAGCCAATATTATATGCCTTATCACGAACTTGATGCTATTGTTGCCTTTGTTCGCAATCACGAATGGGAAGATATTCCCGAAAGCATAAAAGACCATTTGGAAAAATGGGAAGAATTTTTGGTAGATAATCTGTAAAGGAGTGATACGGAGTGAGTAAATGCACCAATATTATATGCGATTTGTGTGGTAAACACATAGATTATGATGATGCGATTTATAACGGCAAAAGAGTTAGCGTTGTTAAATTTAAAGTGAAAGAGTTTTGGCATTCTTTTCACGAAAGTGGATGGGATAAAAAGACTATACATATATGTCCTGAATGTCAAATTAAAATTAAAAGGTTTATAAACTTTGGGGGGCGACAACAATGACTGAAAACGATATTTTTGCAACAATCAAGAAGTCCTTAAATGATGAGCTTACAAAAAAAGCTGAAGAGCTTATCACAAGCCTTATTGGCGAGTTTAACAGAGAGATGCAGAGATGCAAAGGTCAGGTTGTCGGCGATTTGATTGAAAGCATCGAGTTTATAGCATCAAATGACTCGGCAGCTCAAAACATTGTTTTTCAAATTAACATAAGGAATGGTGATAGAAATGGCTGAAAAGGTTTGGGGCAGATACTTCAACTACATACCGCCTTTATCGATGTTCACCGCACCTTCCGACAACATTATAGGCTCTATTGTAGAGGGATTAGCAACGAATATTGCAAAGCAAACTGACGAGCAGATATATCAAGCGGTTCTTAATGTCGGATTCGATGTCGACAGGCAAGAACTTGAGAAAGCTCTTCGCTATGACCGAGAACAGTATAAGAAGGGTTACGCAGACGGACTCAGGAATGCTGATATCGTTCACGGCAGATGGGTCAGAGACCCCTTAACAGGGTTTACAGTTTGCTCATACTGTGGAACGCCTCCTCCCGGAGATGCAGAGCTTGAATGCTTTTATGAATCAGATTATTGCCCGAAATGCGGAGCTTTGATGGATGGTGATGACAATGAAAGTTTATAAGTGCGATGCCTGCGGAAAGGTTATCAAAGACCCCTACGAGGAAAAGATGAAGGAATTTGATATCGTCTGCGAGTTTGATATGTGCGGTGTGTTTCCTCGAAGAAACAAAAATCACACCAAAGCTGACCTTTGCGAAGAATGTTACCGAGGATTGCATTTGATTGCAAAGGCAGAGGATAAAAAAGTAATGCCCGACAAGGCAGAGTGGTGGCTTGTCGAAGGCGGTGGTTATATCTGTAGTCATTGCGGTTGCTTCTTCGATGACCATTTTGCAGAACTTCCGATGATTTGTGAGAGGTGCAAATCTGCAATGACAAGGATTAACATGGAGTATGAGATAGACACAAGTAATAAGCTTGTAATCGGACTCCGATATGCGAAAGAAGATGAAATTCCGCTTTGGATGAAAAAACAGCAACGAGCCGAAGGACTTAAGAACAAGGAGTGATGCAAATGCCTGAATCATACTTAAGCAAGGACACCAAGTGTCCTTATTACCGCAAGGATGTCCAAAACAAGATAGTCTGTGAAGGCATAGACGAAGACGGAACGATTCACGTTAACTTTTCAACCACTCGCAAAAGAGCTGCATATCAAAAGATAAAATGTTGTGCAAATTATAAGTCCTGCCCCATCGCACAGCTCCTTGACAGAAAGTGGGGTGTGAAGTGATGGTGAAATTCATCGTCAAGCTTCCACCGATAACCAAGAAGAATCATCAGCAGATTCGCAAGAACAGGAAGACAGGAAAAAACTTTGTGGCACCGTCAGAACAGTACGAACAGTATGAGAAGGATGCACTATGGTTCATTCCGAAGCCTGTGAAGCCGATAGACGAGCCTGTGGAGGTCAAGTGCTTATTCTATATGCCCACGCACAGAAGCTGTGATTTGACCAATCTGCTTCAATCTATCGATGATATTATGGTCAAAGCAGGACTCCTCAAAGACGATAACTTCAAGGTAATCTGTTCCCACGATGGAAGCCGAGTCCGATATGACAAGGAAAACCCTCGCACCGAGGTCTACATAACCCCGTTCAAAGAGTGAACGAACCTATAAGGCACACCGCTTGGTGTGTCTTATTTTTTTGTTTGGGGTGGGTTTACATTGAGCAGTCCCCTTCCGCTACTATTGATTACAGAACAAGAAAGGAGCTTTCTGATGGTTGATTGGTCAGCAATTAAAACAGAATATGTCACAGGCAAATCTTCCTACAGAGAACTCGCAAAAAAAAACGATGTTGCCGTTAGAACACTTGCGGACAGAGCAAAAAAAGAAAATTGGGTGGAATTGAGAAAAAAGCATCGCAACGATGTTGCAACAAGAACTACACAAGAAATCGCAAAACAACAGGCGAAGAGAACCCTCAATCTGATGTCCGCTACAGACAAGCTTCTTAAAAAAATAGAAGACACCATCGAAGAAATGGACACATCTCACGAGCTTGCTGATTGCAGACTTGTTAAGCAGCTTTCAAGTGCTTTAAAAGACATCAAAGATATACAGGGTTGCAAGACCGACCAAGAGCTTAGGGAGCAAGAAGCTCGTATCAAATTGCTTGAAAAGCAGGCTGACGATGATGATTCCTCCAATCAGGAGATTACTGTTGTGTTTAAAGGCGATGCTGAAAGGTGGGCGAAATAATGCCTACTCTTGAATTTGACAATCCCAATCCGAAGCAGGAGCTTTTCCTCGAGTCGGATGTTAAGAATACAGGCTTCGGTGGAGCAAGAGGTGGCGGTAAGAGTTGGGTTGTAAGACTCAAGGCAGTTCTTTTGTGCCTGTTCTTTGCAGGTATAAAAGTGATGATTATCCGTAAAACCTACCCCGAGCTACAGGAAAACCACATAATGCCTCTTACGGAGATGCTTCATTGCTATGACGAAAACAAGCAGAACAGAATAGCAAAGTACAACGATTCAAAGAAGCATATCGTCTTCCGAAACCGAAGCAGAATCCTCTTTAGATACTGCGACACCGACAAGGATGCGGAACGATTCCAAGGTACTGAAGTTGATGTTCTGTTCATCGATGAAGCCACGCATCAGACCGAGGAGCGAGTCAAGAAGCTCACAGCCTGTGTGCGAGGTGTTAACCAATTCCCCAAACGCATATATTACACATTCAATCCGGGTGGAGTGGGTCATGAATGGGTGAAACGCCTGTTTATCGACAGAAAATTCAAGGGCAACGAAAGACCCGAAGACTATGTGTTCATACAGTCTCTCGTATCAGATAATGCGGCTCTTTTGGAGTCTAACCCCGATTATATCGCACAACTTGAAGCTCTGCCTCCAAAGCTCCGCAAGGCTTGGCTTTATGGCGAGTGGGATGTGTTCTCGGGACAGTTCTTTGAGGAGTTTGTAGATGACCCCGACCACTATACTGACCGAGCATATACTCACGTTATCGAGCCTTTTGAGATACCTGACGGGTGGACAATCTACCGAAGCTTCGATTGGGGTTATAACAAACCCTTCTCCTGCGGATGGTGGGCGGTTGATTATGACGGAGTTGTATACCGCATACTTGAACTCTACGGATGTACAGAGACACCAAACGAAGGTGTCAAATGGACTCCTCCTCAAGTCTTCTCAAAGATTCACGAGATTGAGTCTGAACACAGGTGGCTCAAGGGAAAGAAAATCATAGGCATTGCAGACCCTGCTATATGGGATGCTCAAACAGGTGAATCAATAGCAGATACTGCCGCAAAGCACAGTGTCTTCTTCCAAAAGGGTGACCATCAAAGACTCGCAGGTTGGATGCAGGTGCATTACAGGTTAGCCTTCGATGAGAACGGCTTCCCGATGATGTACATCTTCAGTAACTGCAAGGCTTTTATCCGCACCATTCCTCTTCTTCAGTATGACGAGCATAAGGTTGAAGACCTCGATACATCAAACGAAGACCACGTTGCTGACGAGGTTCGCTACTTCTGTATGGCTCGACCCATCAAACCGAGAATGGCACAGAAGCCTGATGAATACGAAAACAATCCCCTCAACCTGTTCCTTGACATCCCCAAGGAAGACATCAAAGCGGTTTCGAGGAGACCGAGAATGGAGATTATAGATGGCTGATACAAAAAGAAAAAAGCCTGTAAAGGCACAGGAAACTGTGCAGACACAGGGTGAAATAAATAACGAGAAGCAGACCCCCTCCGCAGAAGAACAGCTCCTGCGGAGGCAGTCCGCACCCCGACCCACAGCAGAGAGTGAAGCACAGAGACTCATTCAGCTTCAGCAGGAAAAGATGCTTGCATCACAGGGTGTTACCGACAACGGTGCCGTGAACGGCATTAAGGCTGTCCGAGACCCCATCGGTGAAAAAGAAGCAAGCAAGTTGAGGTCGATATTCAACGATTACAAAACGGGCAAGAAGATGCTCGAAACGAGAATCGTTGAGAACGAGCAGTGGTACAAGCTCCGAAATTGGGAGTGTATGCGTAAAGAAAAGAATGCAAAAAACAATGCAAAAAACAATGAGGTTGAACCTGCATCCGCTTGGCTCGTCAACTGCATTCTTAACAAGCACGCTGATGCTATGGACAATTTTCCTGCTCCGAACATCCTGCCGAGAGAAGAAGGAGACAAAAATGAAGCGGAGATGCTCTCCTCAATCATTCCTGTCATCCTTGAGCAGAATGACTTCGAGCAGACCTATTCAGACCTTAACAATTACAAACTCAAGACAGGCACAGGTGTTTATGGTGTCTTTTGGGATTCGTCAAAGCTTAACGGACTCGGTGATATCTCAATCAGAAAGATTGACATCCTCAACCTGTTTTGGGAGCCGGGCATAACCGATATTCAAAACAGCAGATATGTATTCCACGTTGAGCTTGTGGACAATGACATAATCGCAGAGCAGTATCCGCAGACAAGAGGCAGACTCGGAGGCGATACGGGTGCTGTGACCAAATACATATATGACGAAAGCATCGACACAAGCAAGAAGTCCGATGTGATTGACTGCTATTACAAGAGAAATGTGAACGGCAGAACGATTCTTCATTACTGCAAGTTCGTCAACAACATCGTTCTTTTTGCTACGGAAAACGATGAGAGATATGCCGAAAGAGGCTTCTATGACCACGGTATGTATCCCTTCGTCTTCGATACTCTTTTCAAGACAGAAGGCTCTCTTGCAGGCTTCGGTTATATCGACCTCGGCAAGGATGCACAGATATATATTGACAAGGGCAATCAGGCAATTATGCAGAATGTTCTCGCCAATGCAACACCGAGACATTTCATAAGCACTAACGGAAGCGTTAATGAAGAAGAATATCTCGACCTTTCAAAGCCTCTTGTTCACGTTGATGGAATGCTTGCACAGGATTCAATCCGACCCATACCTACGAACCCCTTGAATGCAGTGTATATCAATGCCATCAGCAACAAGGTTGATGAACTCAAGGAGACCACGGGCAACAGAGATATCTCAACAGGCGGTACAACAAGCGGTGTTACAGCCGCATCCGCAATCGCAGCTATGCAGGAAGCAGGAAGTAAGCTTTCACGAGATAACAACAAGGCTTCATACAGAGCTTTCCGCAAGGTGATTAACCTTATCATCGAGCTTATCAGACAGTTCTATGACCTCCCCAGATGGTTCAGAGTCTTGGGTGAGAATGGAATCGAAAAGTTTGTTCAGTATTCAAATAAGAACATACAGCCTCAATTACAAGGTAACAACTTCGGTGTGGATATGGGATACAGATTACCTCTTTTTGACATCGAGGTAACAGCACAGAAGCAGAGTCCCTACAGCAAGATGGCACAGAACGAGCTTGCACTTCAGTTCTTCGGAGCAGGTTTCTTCAATCCGCAGATTGCAGACCAAGCTCTCGCCTGCCTCGATATGATGGACTTCGACAGAAAGGACTTCGTTGTGCAGAAGGTTGCACAGAACGGCACGATGTTCCAACAGATACAGATGATGCAGGCACAGATGCTTCAGATGGCACAGATTATCGACAGTCAGAACGGCACAAATATGACAGAACAGTTGGCTGTCGGTTTCGGAATGAACGCTCCTGCGATGTCCGCAGGCGGTACTCCTGTTGCCGAGAATGTCGAAAAGACAGAAGCTCTCGGTGGCAAAGAAGGCAAAAGCGAGGCATCAAACACCAAGAAGGCAAGGCAGAGAGTTGCCGAGTCTACATCCCCCACATAAGGAGAGCTTATGGTCGCTATTAACTACGAAACATCACCCAAGCATAAATCATTCCGCTTATCAATCAAGGGTCACGCAGGACAGGCAGAGGTTGGAAAAGACCTCGTCTGTGCTTGTGTATCCATTCTCACTTATACGGCAGCTCAAAATGTTGAATTCTTGAAGTCTATAGGAGCTTATACAAAACCTCCGAGAATAGAACTCAACGAAGGTGACAGCACCATTGAGTGCGAGGTTGCCGACAAGGATACATATAAAGTCCTCGCAAACAGACTTGATGCCATAGTGACAGGCTTCCGTCTGCTTCAGTTATCAGAACCCAAATATGTCACTTTTATTTTTAATGGCAAGGCTCACAAGCCTTAATAATATAAGCCACGAATCGCCCACGATACGGGCAGAAAGGACAATCGTTATGAACGAAATCAAACTCAACCGACCTGTTAACCTTCAGCTCTTTGCTGATGGTGTTGGCACAGCAGGCGGTACAGCAACGGGCGAAACAGGGACAGCCGCCGTGTCCAATACGGGTGGAAAAGCCAACCCTCTTGCGAATGTGCAGTACGGCATTCAGGAAGAGACAGGCGATGCACAGGTCACCGATGTGCAGACAACTGAAAATCCTGCGGTTGATGCGAATGCTCGCTTCGAGGAACTCATCAAGGGTGAATTCAAGGAGCAGTACAATCAGCGAGTTCAGGATACAGTTCAGAAACGGCTGAAAGCAAGCAAGGAAACAGTGGACAAGTTTAACGCACTCGCTCCCACTCTTGAAATGCTCGGCAAGAAGTACGGTGTCGATGCAACTGACATCGACGCTCTTTCCAAAGCCATACAGGATGACGATGCTTACTACGAAGAAGAGGCTCTTGAAAGAGGTCTTACTGTAGAACAGCTCAAGGAAATCCGTAAGGTTGAAAGAGAAAATGCCGACCTCAAGAGAAAGATGGATGCAGAAAGAGCAAGGCAGAATGCCGACAGACTCTATGCATCTTGGATGGAAC